TAAGAAGACAACGAGAAAGTGAAATAAGAGACATCAATTCACCCAATGTTGTTAGATCTCGAAGATCGATTCCGTCTTTTGGACATTGAATCGGAAGATAACCTTGATTTTCATCTATTGTTTTACCGATAAGAACTACTGTTAGTTTTTCGGAAAGTTTGTCTACAATCTTTTGCCACCAGTCTTGTGGAAGAGTTTTCGATGGCCACCATTTCCCTGCATGAACTACTATCGTGGGTTTATCTTTTTTCTTATTACTCAACATCTGTAAAACAGATAATGCGTCTTCTGCCTCTAATTTTAGTTTTATTGTTTTTTCTATATTCGGAATAGTTCTTTTTATCATTGACATAGATGCAAAATCAGTTGGGTGAAAAAGAACGTGGGACATTTTATGTTCTGACTTTTCATCTTCTGGACAAGTATACATTGTAATCACAGCATCATTTATACCATTCCATTCTTCATAATTCATAACAGGGCATGAAAGATGTTCAAAAAGACGAGGAAAATGTGAAACTACAAAAATATTTGCATCTGAATATAACTTTTGAGTATATCGAATTGCTGGTTCGGAACAAAGTTGATCTCCCATTCCAGCCGTAACTGAAATAAGAATATTTCTGTTATATTTGTAATTTGGTCTATCCGCCTTCCATTGTTCTATATCTTTTTTCATTACGTCCATTTGAATTTCTTTTGGTGCACCAGCATAGTGAACAATATAAGAATCAAGACGATTTATACCACAGAATCTATCGAGTATGTCCATTCGATTGAACTTGTAATCCAAATCGAACATTTCAACCTTATCGTTTAGAATACGAAGGTTGATATATGGTTGATCCGTTTCTACAAAATCTTGTCCCTTTGGAAGTTTGAATATATTCTTGTGAATACGGGAAATAACCATAACACCCGAATTGTAAAACTTCCCATTCCATGTTTTTAAAGGTTCTCCATAGTATTCAGATGCCTGTTCGAGAAACTCAAGTCTTGGAGTATATCTACCCTCATTGAACATACCCAATTTGTTTTCAGGAACAATTTCAAATAAGTTTGGTGTATCTTCACGGATAAGAATATCAATATCCAAGTAAAGAATTCGTTTGTATTTATTTAGGAGTTCGTGGATATGAAATTTATTCCACTTCTGTGTAATATATTGTGGATTAAACTCATTGATATTCAAATAGTCGGCACCAATCTTTTTTGCGTATGATTGAATTGATGGAGTTGTTAGTTTTCCAACTTCATTATAATGGTTGCCAATTGAAATAGTCAAAACTAATGTATCTTTTGTTTTCATAACCTACTTTTATTATTGAAACATAATTTATAATATACAACTTTTTTTTATAAACCACAAACTGATATTGGTGTTAGTATGGGAGTTGACCCATCACCTCTACCACCATAAACACTGGATCCCCATGCCCACATTTTTCCATATTGATCGATTGCTGCGGAATGAAAATCCAAAGAAGTTGCATATGGTCTATTTGCCGCAATTTCACAAAATGTTTTTGCTAATCCGGCTACTGCAACTGGTGTAGATTTTGCAATAGTTGTACCATCTCCTAATTGACCATCCGTATTATCGCCCCATGCCCAAAGTTTTCCATTTTTATCTATTGCTAAAGCAGAAAGATCACCAGTTGCTATTTTACAAAATGTTTTTGAACCATAAACTGATACCGGTGATGTGTATGCGGTCGTACTATTATTTCCCAATTGACCTAAACCATTATCACCCCACCCCCACACTTTACCATTTTTATCTATAGCCAATCCGTGAGTTGCCCCAATGGATATTTTACAAAAAGTTTTCAAAGCACCTGTAATTGAACGAGGGGTTCTTGTTGAAAGTGGAAGTGGCACTCCAAGTCTACCACCACTTCCAGCCCCCCACCCCCAAATTAGACCATTTTTATCTATTGCCATTGTTTGATTATTTTGAGAGGAAATTTCACAAAACGTTTTTGCTAATCCAGCTAATGCAACGGGCGTTCTTTTAGAAATAGAAGTATTATCTCCGAGTTGACCAGAGCCATTAAATCCCCAAGACCACACTTTCCCGTAATTATCAATTGCCGTGGCATGATAAACACCATCAGATATTTTACAGAAAGTTTTTGTGCCATAAATTGACGTTGGTGTAAATGCCGTACTAATCGTATTATTACCTAGTTGAGCATTACTATTGATTCCCCACCCCCATATTTTTCCATATTTATCGATTGCAAGGTTAAATGAATACCCGTTTACAATTTGACAAAATGTTTTTGTAGCACCTGCAATAGAAACTGGAGTATACTTATTTACACCTGTATTATCTCCGATTTGTCCAGAATCATTTAATCCCCATGTAAAAATTGCACCATTATTGGTGAGACCAATTCCATTTTGATTTCCAACAAATATTTTACAAAATGTTTTTGACGCCGTAACTGAAATTGGTGTGGTTTTTGGTTCTATATTTGAATTTGAAACAATCCCATATAAGTTATAACCCCATGTCCAAGTTTTTCCTTTATAATCAATTGCTATGTTGTGAAAATTACCGGCCCATATTTTACAAAACGTTTTAACTGTACCAAGAACTGACACAGGTGTTAGTTTGGATATTTGAGATGAATCGTTATTTCCAAGAACACCATATTTTCCATAACCCCATGACCATAGTCTTCCATTTCTGTCTATTGCAATAGTATGGGATGCACCACCTGATATTTCACAAAATGTCTTTGCGAGTCCACCAACAGACACGGGTGTTCTTTTAGAATTAGTGGTATTGTCACCGAGTTGGCCAGTTGTGTTGGCGCCCCATCCCCAAAGTCTTCCATTTTTATCTATGGCATGAGTGTGAACATTTCCGGCTGAAACTTTGCAAAATGTCTTTATAGTTCCAACCACAGACACTGGAGTGAGTCTTGATGTTATAGTATTATCACCAAGTTGTCCATTAGATTGTCTACCCCACGCCCACAATCTTCCATTTTTGTCTATTGCAACAGAGTGACTACCACCAACAGTAACTTTACAAAAAGTTTTTGTGCCATAAATAGATACAGGTGTAATTTGATTTGAAGTTGAATTATTTCCAAGTCGTCCAAACGATCCGGCGCCCCATGCCCACACTTTTCCATATTTATCAATCGCAAGATTATGATTTGCTAAATTTCCGTTTGATATTTCACAAAATGTTTTTGTAGTTCCTACAACTGATACTGGAGTACATCTACTTGTTGTGGTATTATCACCGAGTTGACCACTTGAATTTAATCCCCATCCCCAAACTCTTCCATTTTTGTCTAATCCGACGGAATGATAGAATCCTGCTAGTATTTTACAAAATGTTTTCGTTGTTCCTAAAACTGATGCGGGAGCAGTTCTATCTGTTATACTATTATCGCCGAGTTGACCGAACGCATTACTTCCCCATGTGAAAACTCTACCGGTATTTGCAAGATATACATTAAAATAATAACCGGCTGCAATAGATCCAAGAACCACAGGTGCCGGTGAATATGGTTTACCAACTAATACAATTGCTTTTTTTATAAATGGCATATCACTTTACCTTTACAAATTTTGACCACCAACAAATCCGTGCCAGTTTGTACCACCATCGAGTGTAACAAATGAAAACACATCTTTTTTACCGTTAGTGGATGTTAATAATGGAGAAGCACCAGCTGGCCACAAAATACTCCCACCCCATGTAACTGAACGCGGTGTTCCATCTGCAGTAAATATAAGTGTAAAAGCAGATGAACCTACAGTTTGAGTATTTGATATTGTAAGTGTTGTTATACTTGAATTTAAATTTACATAAAAAACACCCGCGGCACTCAAATCTAATGTGAGTGTACCAGCACTAATTGCAGCACTTGCACTTACTTCTGAAAGATTTCTTACACCATATGAGTCTCTTGACCAATTTGACATTATGTTACTCCTTATCCACTAACTTGGACAATATTAGTTACCGCATTCCAACGAATTGTTTTTGCAGCTTCACCTGTCACTCGTAGAACCAATCTACCACCAAGAGCAACTGCTGTTGCGTTCCAAGCAACTGTATCTTCTATGGCGGTTTGATTGACTGCGCCTACAAGAGCAACGCTCCCTGCATTATTATCAATTGCGCCTTGTAACCAATACGCCGCACTCTCATTATCGGCATCAGTTCTTCTTGCCACAAGAAATGTTGTAAACATCCAAGTTGTATCATTTGGCACAGCAAGTCCAGTTGGATTATTCCAAACATTGAATTGAAGTGATGTTTGGTTTCCATCCGATGTACTACCCGATGCATATACTCGATATTCTGGATAAGCACCTGTAAAGTCACCAAGTTGTGGTGTTGCTGCTATGAGTCCACCGTTGAATCCACCGATGACACCCGGTGCAAACATATGAGAACGAACAGACGTTCCTGTATCTTTCAGCACTATTTCAGTTTGTCCCCATTCACTTCCATTTGTATGAGATGTCCATACATAATCAAGGAAACCAACCGTTGTGTTTTCTGTTGTACTTGTTTCTGATTCAAATTCAATACCAACACCGAGACTTTGTGTTGCAGTTCCGGTGGTGTTATTTATGATATTTAGATTTCTTACGGATGCATTTGCAGTTGCAGTGCTAGATGAAACTGTAAGGATATTACCGGCAAATGTTAAATTTGCAGATGCAGTTGCCGCATTATTTGTACCGTCACTTATTATTAAACGACTACCACTTGCACTATTTATTGTGTTGAATCCTGTCCCTGATGTTCCTGATGAACCAGCTCCACCTGTTTGACCTGAACTTCCTGATGAGCCAGTTGAACCTGATGTTCCTGATGAACCAGCTCCACCTGTTTGACCTGAACTTCCTGATGAGCCAGTTGAACCAGATGAACCTGTTGAACCCGAACTTCCAGTTGAACCAGATGAACCGGCTGTACCAGATGAACCTGCCCCACCTGTTTGACCTGAACTTCCTGATGAACCGGTTGAGCCACTTGTTCCCGATGAACCTGTTGAGCCAGATGAACCAGTTGAACCAGATGTTCCCGATGAACCGGTTGAGCCAGATGAACCAGTTGAACCCGATGTTCCAGAAGAACCAGATGTTCCTCTTGTACCAGAGGATCCTGATGAACCCGATGAACCAGTTGATCCAGATGTTCCCGATGAACCGGTTGAGCCAGACGAACCAGTTGAACCAGATGTTCCTGATGAACCGGTTGAGCCAGACGAACCAGTTGAACCAGATGTTCCTGATGAACCAGCAGCTCCAGATGAACCTGAAGTCCCTGAAGAGCCTGATTGTCCTGATGTTCCTGATGAACCAGAAGCACCAGCAGCTCCAGATGAACCTGATGTCCCTGAAGAGCCCGATTGTCCTGATGTTCCCGATGAACCTGTTGAGCCGGACGTTCCCGATGAACCCGTTGAACCCGATGAACCTGATGTTCCTGATGTTCCTGAAGTTCCTGAAGAACCAGTTGAACCAGATGTCCCCGATGAACCAACTGACGCAAGCCAAGTAGA